GAACAACAGCGGTTCGAATTTATCGAAGCTGAGATAGACCGCGCCTATGTCCACGCGGATGATGAGTGGAAGCAGGAATATTACCAGAACGCTGCCAAATATTTATCGGAACACCAGTTCGTGGAAGGTGGCAAAATCTGTGCTTTTTGTAGAGCGCAGGGTATGTCGGACCCCCACCATCACAATGTTTGGGGCGCAATGATGGCGTCTCTTCGGAAGTTGGGGTGGGTTGAAAAGGTTGGGATGGTGCGTCCTACTACACGGCACACGCACATTAACGAAGTGTGCCAATGGGAAAGTAAATTGTTTAAAGGAGAGAAGTCTTGAAAAAGATGACATGGGATGACTGGAAAGCGCACGAAGAAGCCAAACGCAAGGAATACGAAGAGATGGGCGTGACCGATCTTAACGCAGTGCGGGCAGAAAAGATGTGGAACGATCCCACAGTAAAAGATGAGGACCTGCCTGCCGCTCGGTTCGAATACGATCCCGAATTAAAAGAAATGGTTTTTGTTGGTTACAGTAATGAGGTGAAACATTGAAACGAGATGAAGATTTTAATTTAAAGGTAACTGTTCGCAATGGGAGGTTACTTCGTGCGATACGTGAGCGTTATTCTTCTGTTGCGGACATGTGCCGAAAGATGGGTCGTTCGCAACAGACGGTAAATAAGTTAATTACGATGAAGGCGGTTCCGTATAATTCTAAGGGTTGGTCGGATTTAGCTTTGGACATTGCGGGGATGGTTGGCCGGGATCCGGAGGATTTGTGGCCGAATCACATGCGTGAGCTTTCTTTGCGGAAGTCTACCTCTGAGGTTAATCTTGATTTGGACGACGTGAAGAAGTTGGTTCAGGAGGGTTCGTCGGAAAAGACTATTTCGCAGTTGAGTGCAATAAATCATTTTGCTCAGAAACTGACTCCTCGGGAGCGGGATGTTTTAGCTCGGCGGTTTGCGCATGACCAGAGTTTGGAAGAGTGCGCTGCATCTTTGAGGGTTTCCCGAGATAGGGTTCGTCAGATAGAGGCTAAGGCTCTTCGGAAAATGCGCAAGGTTGCGTCCGATCTTGGGTATATGGATGTTAAGAACCCTACACGGGAGCCGTACAATTGGGAAACGAAGAGGGGTTTCCGCTGGGGGTCGGACCGGGATTTTGGCGTGAAACTTGAATTATCTCTTAAACCTCTTGGTCAAGATTTATTGGAGGATTAAATGAAACGTGTTAGAGGAAATCCCTCCGTCCGTAGGATTAAACTGAATCAATATGCACTTGATCTGCGGTTGTCCGGAAAAAAATACCGAGAAGTTGCAAAGGCGCTGGGAGGCGTCTCTTTAGAACGTGCAAGACAGCGTGTCGCCGCGGGGCGCAGGGAAGCAGGACGGGTGAATCGTCATAAGAACGCCACAACTATTGGAGATTTAATGTTGTCGGTACAACTCAGTAGCGGGTTAAAATCTTACGGAGCCGACAGCATGACGTTTGAGGAGTTCATAGATACAACAACCCCCCGATGGTACAGAGAGGTGTATGGCATAGGCCACGCCTTCTCGGAGGAGTTGTTGAAGGCGCTTCGTGAAAAGGGAGTGTCCGAGCATAAGATTAAGGCGTGGAAAAAAAGAAAAGGCCGGGTATTTAAAACATGAAACGAGATGAAGTGCTGGATGCAGCAAAATCCCTGATTAACGGGGACCGGGCCAAAGATTACGGCGATGCTTACGATAATCATGCTCGTATCGCGGATGGTTGGAACGTCATCATACGCGGGGCTCTTACAAGTCACGGTTATGTAACCCCGTCCCACGTCACGTTGATGATGGACTGGGTTAAAACAAGTCGTTTGTTAGAAACAATAGACCATGAGGATTCATGGATAGATAAAGCCGGATACACCGGTTTGGGAGCGGAATTCGTCGAGCGAGATGCCCGCCCCGTAAATAAAATCATTGAGGAAATAAATAATGGCAAATCTACAAATGGCAATGTTCGCTCCAAAAAGTGAATGGGTTCCGCCCCTTGAGCTTCCAGATATTACGGGCACATCAAAGATTGCAATTGATGTCGAAACCCGGGACCCTAACCTAAAAAGAAATGGGCCCGGGTGGCCCACCGGGGACGGGGAAGTCGTAGGATATGCCGTAGCAGTTGACGGGTGGTCAGGTTACATTCCGATACGGCACTTTGGCGGCGGTAATCTGGACGAAAAACAAGTCAACAAATGGCTGCGCAAAGTGTTCGAATGCCCTGCCGATAAGATCATGCACAACGCTCAATACGACTTGGGCTGGATCAAACAAATGGGCTTCACGGTCAACGGCCGCATAATCGATACAATGCTTGTAGCCTCCTTGCTTGATGAGAACAGGTTTAGTTACAGCCTTAACGCTCTAGCTTACGAGCATTTAGGCAAAACCAAATCAGAGAAAGCGTTGGTTGAAGCCGCCCGGGAGTTTGGTGTCGATCCGAAAGCCGAGATGTGGAAGATGCCCGCCATGTATGTTGGCCCGTATGCCGAAGTGGATGCCGTTCTTACGCTGGAGCTTTGGAATTACTTTTCCACAAAGTTAGGTAAAGAAGACCTCTGGGACATAGCTAACACAGAACTCGACCTCCTGCCGTGCCTCGTTGATATGACCATGCGGGGTGTCCGCATTGACGTGAACCGTGTTGAACGCACAAAAGACATGCTGCTCAAGCGCGAAAAGGAAGTGATGAAAGAAATAAAACGCATCACGGGAAGCGACGTAGAAATATGGGCGGCACAGTCCCTCTCAAAAGCTTTTGATAAGCTGAACGTAACTTATCCAAAAACAGAAAAAGGTGCGCCCTCGTTTACAAAACACTTCTTACAGGAGCATTCGCACCCCGTTTCCAAGCTGATTGTTGAAGCGCGGAACCTGAACAAAACGTCAGGCACCTTTATCAACACAATCATGAAGCATTGCCGTGCAGATGGACGCATACATTCGCACATAAACCAGATCAGATCAGACGATGGGGGTACAGTATCGGGGCGCATATCCATGTCGAACCCCAACCTCCAACAAATCCCGGCCCGCGATCCAGAACTAGGTCCCATGATCCGCAGTCTGTTCCTGCCAGAAGAAGGCGACCAGTGGGCGGCCATCGATTACTCGCAGCAAGAACCACGCATCTTGGTTCACTACGCACATGTTTATGGCAAAACACGCGGCATTCCTCTAGAAGGGGCGGCCGAGTTTGTCGAAGCATACAACACGGACCCCGAAACAGACTTCCATACCATGGTTGCCGAGATGACAAACATTCCACGTAAGCAGGCTAAGACCATTAACCTCGGTCTGATGTATGGCATGGGCGTAAACAAGATGGCTGAGAGCTTGGACATTCCTGTCGAAGAAGCCAAAAAACTGGTCAAGCAGTACCATACTCGTGTCCCGTTCGTAAAAGGCCTGATGACTGGCGTCATGAACAGGTTAAACGAGAAATCGTCGGCAGGCGCTCTGCGCTCACTGGGAGGCCGTAAGTGCAGGTTTGACATGTGGGAACCCGACACGTTCGCAATGAACAAAGCCCTGCCTTACAGGGAAGCTGTGTCCACCTACGGGCCCACTACGCGTCTTAAAAGGGCGTTCACCTACAAAGCGCTGAACAGGCTTATTCAAGCGTCCGCCGCGGATATGACAAAGAAAGCAATGGTAGCCCTACATAAAAGTGGAAACTTACCCTTAGTACAAATCCACGATGAAATTGCTATGTCAGTAAAAAGCGTTGACGAAGCAAAAGAAATAGCTAACATAATGGAGAATGTTCTCCCTCTGGAGGTCCCTAGCAAATGTGACATTGAAATGGGGCCTTCTTGGGGTGAGTCCATGTAATACCTCTCTGCTTGACATAGCTATGCAGGTGGCTATTGTTTAACTACCCCCGGCCCGGCTAGGTCTCGCACTGCAACGGTTGGGGGTTTTTTTATTTGACACATATGCGATATTATGCGACATGTACTTTCTACTTATTTAAAGGGAGAGAGAATATGCCTAATCATTGCTACCAAGAGGTGAATGTCCAAGGTCCGCGGGCCATGGCGCACGAACTATTTTTTAACGTTGACCTCGCGTACCCGAGGTTCTGTGACGCTGTTGTGCCGCAACCGTTGGCCTCGTTCTCGCGGATCGACCAATATCCGGACGGACCCATGGACTGGCGCATTACACACTGGGGCACAAAATGGGATGTCTGCGAGGTTGAGATTACTGAGCCGTTTAAGAGGTCTGACGATGAGACGAAGGGCACCTTTGCTTTCAAATGCTGGACTGCGTGGTCTCCACCCGTTCCTGCATGGGATCGTTTGACTGAGTTGGGGTTTGATATCTCGGCCTCTTATGAGGATGAGGGTGGAATGTTTAAGGGCGCCTATATTTTTGGCAAGGACAATTGCTGGGATCCGAAAGAGGAGGTAGCCTGATGGGGGAATTGAA